GCCTTGCACGCTTACGTTTGGCGTAAAGACCACGGCAACCTGGCCATCGACGCCTTGCAACTGTGGGACTGCATGGGTTACCGTTTTACGGTGTGCGAGAAGATCGGCCTACGCAACTTGGGCGTCAAGTTCTTGAGCAAAGACAAGCAGTGGCACCACGGCAAGTACCTGTTCACGGTGGACTTCTGCGCCGACGGTATGGACGCCGACACGGGGTTTACCGAGCAAGCCGAGGAGCACAAGTCGTTCAACTTCATCCGGCTGGACAATGGTCAGTTTGCTACGCAGCCCAACAACCGCTGCCTGTGGTACGACCAGAGCCTGATTCCCGCCGAGGTAAAGTTTCCTGACTTTCAAGCGGCCAAGGACTTTTACACCGTTGACGGATCACGCAAGTGGAGCGCTGGGGACGACTGGTTTTACGACATCGTGGAACGTGGCGGCGTCTGACCGCACCTCGGCCACTCGCCGACTCCAGCCTTTGCTAAAAGTCGGCCAGTGGGGCAAGTCCATAAGAAAGGACAGGCGGCGCTTGCTGTAGTCGTCCACCAGATCGCCCTTGAACGCTGCTACCGCCGCCAGCGTCTTGGGGCCAATACCACCGTCAGGCTCGACGCCCACGCAGGCTTGGAGCCACTTGGCGGCACGGCCTGGGCCACTGTTGACCGCAGCGTCGAACACAACGTAGTCCACGCCGTCGGGCAGATCGTCGCCCTTGATTTTGTCCCAGTACTTGGCCCTGTACATCGGCCCCACTTGAGCAGGCGTCAGCTCACGCATGGTCTTTTCGTCCACTTCATGACCGACCCATTCTTCCCACACCTTTTGAGTTACGCCAAGGTTAGTCCGACCGCCGGGGTCATTTTTGTGAAAAACGTATCCTCCTTCGTGCTTGAGGACGCGCTCAAGTGCCTCTGCAAAATTGTCTTTCATTTGCTGCCTCTCATAATTTCGGTTTTTTGACGGCTGCCGTCACTGCTGCCCAGCCAGAAGTTGTAGACGGATGCCGTTTCACGGGCCAGCACACCCAGCAGCAGCATGAGCACATCGGACCCGGCCAGCGTAAACACGTTGGCAGCCGCGCCAATCAACAGGGTAAAGAAGCCTATGACCGTGATGCCTGTGAGCAAGGCAGGCACGATTGAGCGTGTTTGCTTTTGCATGTCGCGGGCATCTTTGGTGTTTTCGACCGCTAGCTTCTCAAAGTTAAGGCCAAGCTCTTGCCCCTGCTTTTGCAATTCGATTTCAGCAATCTTGATCTGGGCGATCTGCTCGGCTGTCAGTTTGTTATTGCTGATCATGTCCTGAACTTGGTCAGGCTCAACCCCGATGGCTTTGGAGATGGCCGACACGGCCATGCCCGCCAGGGGGCCACCCAGCGCGGTAGCGATAGTCGGTGCGATTTGTTTAAGCCAATCCATATCATTTACCCTTTCAATTCAAAACTGAGGTTGGTGTGGCGGGGATACTGCACAACGCGCTCCCCTTCAGGACATTTGTACTTGATGGTTGCCAGCAGAGTTGCCTTGCCGCTGGCAATTTTTTCTTTTCTCACCATAGTGAGTTGGTATGTGAACGTGTCGATCTCCGGCCCTGCAGGTCCGCTAAATTTACTGGCAGTGGTTGTGGCCTCATGCACCATGCCCGCTGCATCACGGATGCTTGGGGTAAAGCTCTCAACAGAGCAGTCGTCACGCTTCTTGATCCGCGCAACGGTTACATTGATAGGCTGTCCAGCTTCTGCCACGATCTTGAAATTCTCTGGCGACCATTCAATAATGGCTCGGTCAAACCAACCGAACTTGTCGGCCAGCGTGTAACTGCCACCCAATGCAGCGACACTTGCGGCAACGGCTCCAATGGCTTTGGTGAGGTCAACCATAAAAACTCCAGATAAAAACGCGGGTGCACCACAACGCCAGCCCGATCAGAAGGGCCGCTGCAATTAATGCAACAGCCCAGTCTTTCATGGCGCTGCTGGCGTAATGTTGTTGACGGTAGTTGGTACAACCAAGGGAGCTGGCTGAGTAACCACGATTGGCGCAGGCTGAGTCACAACAGTTGGAGCGTGAGTGCTGTCGGTGTTTGTTGTGGTCGTTGTAGTGGTGGTTATGTTGGCTGCTGGCGCTTGAATCTTTGAAGCAATACCCACGAACGCAGCGTTGGTGCTGATACCCAGCGCCGTTGCGTTGTCAGACTGGCGCATACCCAAGCTGGTTTGCTTGTTGACGCTGTAGACCTGCCCGAATGTCGGCAACAGAAGGCCCGTCCACTGCAATGCGTAATCGGCCCAGCTCTTGGGGGCGTTGATCTGCGTGTTCTGCTGGGCGCTGCCCATCTGCAAAGACATGACCGCAGCAACCTTGGCCGTGGTGTCACCCTGCCGAGCGATGTCAGCCAGAGCCTGATACCGGGCTGTTTGGGCCGCTGCTTGGGCCTTGTGGGCGTCAGCGTAGGCTTGGTACTCGGCAGTAGCGCAGCCTGTCAGGGACAGGGTACAGAGGATGGTGGCGATCAGTTTCATGTAATTCCTTTTCTTATTTAAGCATCCACATGGCTGAAAAGATTGTCCCGGCCATTGACAAAATCATCACGCCAGCAGTTTGGATCATGATGGTTTCAATGCGTTTAAGCCTGGCATTGATTTGTTCGTAGCGGATACTGCAAACTTCTTCGTGGGTGGACAGTCGTGCGTCTGTTGCGTCAATCGTGCTCATCTTTTGCTTTCTGCAACTGTTGGTTGATTGACTGTACAACGGGCGCGACCTCACCGTAGGGGGCAAGCATGAGCGCTCGGTTGATGACAGCCAGTTCTTGAGGGGTTAAAACGAGTGTGATCATACGCCGTAGTAAGGAAGTTTGACGTTAACGCCTGCAATGTTAACTTGCAAATAGCCCGCTACTTGGGCAGGCGGCGCACCGTTGGTGCCAGCAGTTGCAGATGCCGAAGCGTAGGTGTTGGTCCATGCAATGGTTTCGGCCAGCACCAAGCCGCCCACGTCGCTGATGATCAGTTTGTCCACACCGCTGACGGCGTAGGTAAGCCCAGTTACGCCCGAGCTAGAGTGACGCAAACGGTAAACTGACGAAGCGTCAAACGCCATGTTCTCGCCATCCTTGATGCGGATCGCCGACGTGCTGTTGGTTGCTGTACCCAAGTCAATACCAACGCCGTATGTGCCGCTAAATTGGATGCCCCAAGTGCCCGAGCTGGAAATCTGCACACCAACTGCTGCGTTGCCTTGCAACGTAAAGCCGTTGGTGACTTGACCTTGTGTCAAGTCGTTGTTGGTAGGGCCGATACGGATAGCGTAAGACGTGGTGTTGATCGTGCCGCCTGACACGCCTTTGCCCACCGATATGTCTACGCCGACCCGGTTGAGCGAAGTGTCTGTGCCGTTGGCAAAAATACCGACTTCCAAACCGATCAGGCCAGCCGTTGGGTTAGCGACTTGGGTGAAGTCACGCGCCTCAGACACAATGCCCCATGTCGGGCCGGTGCTGCGCTTGTTGCCTTGGCCGTAGACGCCCACGTTCTCGCCAGCAGCAGCGTAGTTGTCAACGATGCCAACAATCGTCCACTCGAACGATGTCTCAGTCGCGCCTGTGATGGTGCGTGCCCAAATGTTGGGGTTGACGTAGCCGCTGGTGCCGCCTGCAACAGCCGTGGCGTCGCGCAGCGTGTTGATGGGTGCCTTGGTGTTGCCGTCCAGCGATCCGGCCGTGGGCGATGTGCCGTCGATCTGCTGAAGGCGGGCGTTGACAGTGGTCGCCACGCCAGTGTCGGCGGGTGTGTAGCCGATCAGCGTAGCGCCGTCCGATGCGGCCAGCACGGCCAACGTCGGGCCGTTGGGGCCGTTCACGTTGTCGGAGGTCCATATCTCCACGTTGTCTGCATCCTTGAGCAGCATAAAGTAGCGGTTAGCGCCGCACCATATTGCTGCCTCGCCCCGACTGTTCAGGATCACCGGGTTGGTGTTGGCCGTAGTGCCGTTGTAGTCGGTAAACGTGGCCTGCGGGGTGGTCGTACCAGCAGCATAGGTGAACAGCTTGCCGCCCACCAACGGGTTACCGTTGGCGTCGAAAAACTGCATTACTGGATTGGGAATGAGCGTAGTAGGCATGATCGTGTTCCTGGTTACTTAGCGAGGGCGTTTTTGTTAGGACTTGTGGGGGCCAACTGGTTGGGTTGCTCTAATGCTTTTTCAAGCTGCTTTTTATATTGTCTCTCACGCGCAAATTCTGCCGCCGTTTTTATACCAGGCACGTTAATAGGCAACCTTTGCAAGGTTTCCAGACCACGCAACACAGCGCCAGAAGTGTTGGAATAATTGACAGCACCAGGTTGTTTGACCACTACATCTTTAATGGCGTCACGCAAATCAAGGATCTGATCTCGACCAGCTTTGCCAAACATGTAGGCCAGTTTGTCTTCTGAATCTAGTCGCGTAACCAAGGTATTCAGATTCTTGAAAGACATCTGATCACCTTTGGTAAGCATGTCCTTCATTTCTTGAAGGGTTTGGCCTTTTAATTCAGCATATGCTTGGCGTCCTTCTGGACCAGACTTCTTCAACAAAGTGGTGACGGTTCGCATTTCTTCTAGCGAACCGTCTAGCACCACATGCTTAAACACATCATCTAAAGCCACTCGGCGGTCTTCGTAGCCAGCTTTAGTGGTAAGCAACTTGTCCACACGGTTAACGTCTTCAAACTCTTTAGCCAATTGTTTGCGTGCTGACCGAGCCGCTTGGTACATCTCACCACCTGCGCCCTCACCGATCTGGGTAATCATCTGCTTGAGTTCTTTTGCATTTGCCGAATTTTGCACTTTGCCAATTTGCTGGTAAATGTCTTCCAACGCACGCACAGTAATAGTTCCGGTTTTACCGGGGTCGTTCATAGCCAAAGACTCAGCGACTGAGTCCAAAATTGGATCTAGTTTTTGGCGCTGTGTTGGCGTCTTGCTGTTGATGAAGTCCAACAAACTTTGATACGGCACCGGCTGCAATGTCTCGCCAGAGTTGTCTGCCTTGTTGTACAACTTTTTGTACGTGTTGAACTTGCGGGTGTATTCGTCGTTCAAAGCCTTGTCAACAATCTTACCAACCTGACGCGCTTGCGTTGGATCTGCAACCTCTGCGCCAACTTCTGAAGTCATGCGCTCAAAGTTGTTGACAATTGATTGTTTTTGGTTAGCTTTAAACCCACCAATTTGCTCGGCAAGTTTTGTTTTAGTGTCTTCAGAAACGCCAGTCAACACGCCGCGCTGGGCTTCAGATTCAAACTGCTGCTGTGCCAAATTCTTAGTGCGCTCACCAGCCGTTGCAGGAATGTTAAGCCGGGCCAATCGTTCTTCACGCGCAAGCTGCTCTGACGTAGTTGCAGCGCCCATACCTTGCATCTGAGGCTGTTTGGGCGCTGGCAATACTCGCGCCAAAGCGTTTTGCACGGGTGGTGCTACTTGACCAACCACTTGACGAGCAGCCGCACCAGTTTGCTGCATGGCAGGGCCGGCCAAAGCGTTAAGGCTTGTACCGACTGATCCAAGTGTTGGGGGCAATGCCGAAGTCAGAGGCTGCACAAACTCACCAATAGCGCCCAAGGCTTCTCTTGCCATCTGTGTGCGGGGCTGGTATTGCACAGCTTTCATTGCCTCTTGGCCGGCC